AGAACAGTTATTGAAGGCTCAACTTGGTCTCGATGGGGCTGAGGATGAGGCAGAGATAACTCAAAAGATGATTCAATTGATCTCTAGAATTATGATCATTCGTAATGCTAGACACATCGTCAAGGATAGTCCTACACCGGAGATTGACTGATCAATGGCAACAACAGAGCAACTCGCCCGACAATTACAGCGAGAACTTGATGCGCGAAGTGAAGCGATTAAACGCCTCAGGGAACGCACTAGGACTGCTGAGGACAGGTGTTATGCTAGTTCTACTGTGTATGGATCTGCCTTTATCAACAAAGGATTGGGTTTAATTACGGATGAGATTAGTAGTAAGCTTAAAAAAATAGCTGTTGGGTGTGCTACTGAGTATGCCCAAGATGTTAAAGCTATTGAGAATTGTGATCCAGCAGTTCTTGCTTTAATTACAGCTAAAGGTGTCATTGACATTCTTGGGTTACGAAGAATGGAGCACCTTACTTATCAAGCAGCTACTGTTCATATTGGGACTTTGGTTTATCATCAAGTGATGTTAGATCAATTTTGCAATAAGAATCCTGAGTTATTTAATAAAACTAGGATCCACATCCACGATCACAAAGGCTATTCCTACAAGGTTCAGCGGTATCGGGCGGTTATGAGACGCCATGAGATCGAACCTTTGAAGTGGCCTATCAGTACCCGGCATAGGGTTGGAGGGTGGTTGCTGGATCGCCTTGCAACCTCAACGGGATGGGTGACCACCAGGACGGTCTTCAGGGCCCCTGGAAACAGCCCGACCTACCTGACATACCAATCCTCCTTTTTGGAGGCCAGGATGGCGCTTATAGAGCAAGCTGAGGCGTTTGCTGGTTGTATGTGGCCCATGCTATGCGAACCCAACGACTGGACGGGGGACTTCAAAGGGGGGTATTTGACCAACGAATTGAGGAAACTCACAAAGCTAGTCAGGACAAGGGATTTCAGAGGTTGCACACTAATACAGAACAGCAAGGCCCTGGTCATGCTGAATCTGCTCCAAAAGGTGCCCTATCGAATCAACGACAGGGTTCTCCAGTTAGCTAACTTCTGTATGGATCACCGCAATACTGTGGGTAAGTTCCGAGCGGATGAGCCAACACCTCCACCGCCAAAGCCAGAGCCATGGGAAACAGCATCGGAAGATGACAAGATTTCTTATCGGAGAATGAGAACTGAGATTGAAGATCAGAACTCAGCTCTGGCACAGAGAAATTACAGGACAACTGAAGCCCTGTATGTAGCTAACAAGTACAAAGGAGAAACCTTTTGGATTCCCTGGTCTTTTGATTTCCGGGGAAGAGTCTATCCAATTCCGACTAGCCTTAGTCCACAAGGAACAGACTTTGACAAGAGTTTGATTTATTTTGAGGAAGAAGGACCAGTTAATGAATGGTGGTTAGCCTTTCAGGTTGCTACTACTTATGGACTGGATAAAGCACCAATGAAAGAGAGAATAGAATGGGTCAATAAGAACCATGAATTCTTGAGTCATCTAGCTTCTGATCCTGAGGGAACAATCTCTGAATGGTCAAAGGTAGAAGAACCTTGGTGTTTTATTGCTAGTGTGTTGGAGTACTATCAATGTGTCATTACTAAGACTAAGAAGACATCAGGTCTTCCCGTGTCCGTCGATGCCACTTGTTCTGGACTCCAGCATTTGTCAGCCTTGGCATTGGATAGAACTGCTGCTGAGATGGTCAATGTAGTTCCTACTGATAAACCATCTGACGGGTATCGTATTGTTGCGGAGAAAGCAAAGGAGATTCTTCCTGAGCATTTACATCAACACATTACGAGAAAAGTAACCAAACGCACGGTGATGTGTACTCCTTATGGGGTAACACTTAACAGCGCACGAGATTACATCCGTCAGGAGCTCAAGGGTATTGAACTTGAGAAAGGTGAGTTACAGATGATAGTCAAGGCTATTTATCAGTACGGTGTTAGGCAAGTTTTTGATGGTCCCTGTCGCTCAATGGAGTTTATCCAGAAGATTGCTGGGGAACGCATTAAGGCTGGAGCTACATCACTTGATTGGATTACTCCTTCTGGATTTCCTGTTTATCAAGAGTACCGTCGTAACGAAGCAGAGAGGATTAACACCAAACTGCTTGGACAGCGGCTATTAACATCACTGATAAAAGATTGGAATGATCGCAAGATCGACCTAAAAAAAGCAAAGACTGCGGCTAGTCCTAATCTAATTCACAGTCTTGATGCAGCCCTTTTACACCTCGTATTTACGGAGTGGGGTCGCCCTTTTACAGTGATTCATGACTGTGTGCTTGGTCGTTCCTGCGATATGGACGACATGGGCACAGCAATCAGAGACAAGTTCGTTGAGATCTATTCCCAACCAGTCCTTAAGGATTGGGCTACCCAGCTGGGGGTTGACTTTGATGAGAGTGTCATGTTAAATACCCTTGACATCAATGATGTCCAGGAATCCGCTTACTTCTTTTGCTAATGTCTTTTTCCACGATCACAATTGCTGAAAAGCTCGGCATCCACGTCTCGGTTGTAGAAAACTACGAAGAGGAGTGGGCAGCTCAAAATGTGGCTCTACCTGAGCCCGATGAAAGCTTTGAGGAATTCATTTGTCGCACCTTTGCCGAATGCGCCTTTCTTGTTCAAGCAACAGAAGGTGGTGGTAATGCGATGGAATGCCTTGAAACCTACGATGAGGCTTACTCCACCGTGGAGGAGATCCTTGCCTGAAGCAACCACCGAAACAATGTTGATGGATCTTGTCATTCCTAACGATGCTTATGCGTTGGAGCTGGCAAAACAAATCAACGTTGAATATGGTCTTGCTTGGGTACCTGAGTATGTTCAATACTTAGCAACCAAACTTGATCTTCTACTGGATGATAACCTAATGGATCATCTTTCCCTTTACGCTAACCACGAACTACTTACCACCAATGTCTGACGGACGCTTTGTAATCACCACCACCCTGGAAGGGTACATCAACGCCCTTATTCCTGCCGGTAAATTCAATAACTGCACCATTGGCTTCCGCATTCCTGAAGAGGAGCTGCCTAAGTTTGATGCTGTCTATGAACAAGCCCTGGAATGGGGTAAGAACAAGATGGGTGGCAAGCGGTTCTCCGCTGAACTTCCCAAGTGGGACGAGAGTGGCCTCGTCAAGGTCTCCTATGGTGGAGATAGCAACAGCCCTATGTTCCCCTGGGTAGACACCGATGGTGTGCCTGTTGACCTTACTGCCCAAGTATGGAAGGGTACTGTTGTTAAGCTGATCATTGACCTGAGGCCCTATGTCTTTGGAGCAAAGGTTGGTTGTTCGCTCAAGGTACGTGGCGCTCAGATCATCAAGATGGTCAGCTGTGGCGGTTCTGATAGCGGCGGCATGGATGAAACTGAGGTGGCAGCTTTGTTTGGTAAAACAGAAGGCTTTAAGACTGGTAGCCCCAGCTTTGAACCGTCTGTAGATCCAGGCGACGGCCCAGCAGACTATGATGTGGACGACGTTCCCTTCTAATGCCTGCTTACCGTAGCCGCCTCGAAGAGAAGCTGGCACGGTGGTTCGAACTGAATGGGCACCAGTTTGAGTATGAAACCCTTGGGTTAAGTTACACCTTGTCGGCTGTTTATACGCCGGACTTCATTTTTCCCAATGGAGTTATATTGGAAGCCAAGGGGTATTTCAAGCCAGAGGATCGTCGCAAGATGTTAGCTGTTAAAAAGCAGCACCCTCACCTTGACATACGCCTTGTCTTTCAGGCCCCTTACAACACGCTCACAAAGACCAGTAAGACTACCTACGCTAAGTGGGCAGACAGAAATGGTTTCTTGTGGGCACCCAGCCACGCAATTCCACTTGATTGGTTCGATGAAAACAAAAGCTGAAATCATTACGGGCCTTGGTCAGTATTTTGCTGACACCTTGGTTGAATGTACTGATTATGTCCACGACGGTACTATTACCGCTGAGGATGTAGCCAAGATGATCTTCGATGAACTTGAAGATTGGATGGCGTACCACGCTTCTATGACTAACGCTGCTGATGCAATCCGAAATGCTCTCCGAGAGCGAGTTTCTTAGGCACGAACCATGTCCTAGTTGTGGTAGTAGTGATGCGCTTGCTCGTTATACTGACGGACACGCGCATTGCTTTTCTTGCCAACACTACGAACATGGGGAAGGATCCACTACCACCAATCACCACAAACAAAATAAACTGATGGACTTTACTGGGGACTTCATCCCACTCAAGAGTAGAAACCTTAGGGAAGATACTCTTAAGAAGTTCAACGTTCGGTATGACCACGACACCAAAACCATAAGGTTTCCCTATTACTCACAGGCTGGCCAGTTGGTTGGCTTCAAGAGTAGGGACGCTGATAAGGACTTTAGGTGGACTGGTAAGAATGAAGACCACACTCTCTTTGGCCAACAATTGTGGGGCAGAGGAAAGGAGTTGGTCATTACTGAGGGCGAGATCGATTGCTTGAGTCTCTATCAACTTCGACCCTCTTGGCCTGTTGTTAGCCTTCCCAATGGCGCAGCAGCAGCCAAGAAAGCATTACAGCATCAGCTCAAATGGGTCATGGGGTTCGATAGTATCGTTCTCTTCTTTGACTCGGATGAAGCGGGGCAGCAAGCAGCACAAGACTGTGCCAGTTTGTTTCCTCATGATCGCCTGTTTATTGCTCGACTTGATAGTTACAAAGACGCCAACGAGGCGTTAATAGCAAAAGATTATGAGGCAATCACCTCAACAGTTCTCTGGAACAAGAAACCCTATTCACCAAAAACCGTCATCGACGGACGAGATCTATTCACTCTCGCAACTAAGCCTCTACATGGTAGGGATGCTGATTGGCCCTACGCTGGTCTTAACAACCTCACTAGTGGTCTTAGGCGGGGCGAATTGGTCACGATCACAGCAGGTTCCGGCGTTGGAAAGAGCACCTTTTGTGGGGAAGTAGCTCAATGTCTCGTCGATCAAGGCGAGAAGGTTGGGTATATCGCCCTTGAGGAGAGCCTCCAGAGGACCGCTCTACGGCTGATGTCGGTCAAGGCCAACAAACCCCTCCACATCAACAATGAGATGCCCGAGGAGACGCTTAGAGCAGCCTTTGACGCAAGTCTGGGGACTGGTTCGGTCTACCTCAGAGATGGGTTTGGTTCTGTTGATCCAGACAGCATCCTCAGTGACTGCCGATTCATGGCTCTTGCTAAGGAAGTAGGATGGATCATCCTTGACCACCTCTCGATTCTCATGTCTGGTAATGAGTCTCATGATGAGAGGAAG